GCTTATGTTAACATATTGATTTTAAACGATTTATTATACTTATTTATATATAAAGCAATTGTTATGCTATCAGTTAACGTTTTTATATTGTAATGATGTATAAGATTTTAAAATTTTATGTAATTGTTTAATTGGATGTATGAAATTACAATATATATCCCTACAAATATTTTGTTCCTAACGTGGGAACAAATTAAAATAATTATTAAATAACTTGATTAAATTTTAAAATGCGTTTACTATATAGGTAATCGTTAATTTATTTATGGAGTAAAAATTATGATTAATTATATTAAAACATTTAATAAACTTTCCAA